CCCACTCCTTGCGGTCGCCAAAGTACACACCCACATCCTGCTCCATGTTGATGTAGTCTTTTTCGGTCTGTGTTACTAGACTCTTGTTGGGCACAATCACAATGGTACGACCCAGGGGTGCTACTGCATTACTCAAGGCAGCTGTGATAACTGTTTTGCCTGCGCCGGTGGCAATCTCCTGTATGCACTGCGGATTGGCCAAGAAATTGTTGATGATTTCGACCTGATAGTCACGCAACTGCATGGGTTGGCCTTCCATAGGATGACCTTTGGGCCAGGCTATGTGACTGAATGTGGATTCAGTGACCTGTTCAAAAGCAAAATTGACACTGTAGTCTCGCTGATCATCCAGCTCAATATCGTAGTTGAACTTTTCCAGGATAGGAATAATTTCCGGCAGAAGATTCACATAACTGCTACCGCCCAGCTGGAAGTATGAGACCTTGCCGTCCCAGCGGCCCAGTCTAACTGCTGGCAAGTATCTGGCACCCGGAACATCATATTTGAACGCATTGACCAAGGCTCGACGAGCATCCAGTTCAAGGCCTTCTATTTTGATGTTTACTTCGTCACGCACTATGATTCTGGCTGTTTTCATTTGATATAAACCTGTGTGACTTGTTGTCGTTGTTGTATTTCTTGTAAAAGTTGTTGCCGTGGCATAGTTTCAATCAGTTCGGCAACTGGAAATCTCAATGGTAATAAGTGTGGATCTTGAAATGCAGTGTATCCGCGATCATAAAAAAAGGACCTGTGATCTAAATAATACTGTTGCATTCTAGAGATTTTTTCAGCGGCGTCGTACACAGTATCTTCATGTAGTCTAACATTAAAATCCGCAGAATACGACCTAAACGGTTTGAATGCATCGGCACTTATGTAGTTATCTCGATCTTGGGTCAGATCCTCTAGGGTTTTGCCTATTTCACAATAGTTCAAACAGACCGACCCAAACTTGGGAGTGAGCGTTCCGTACTGTTTGATCAACTTAGTAGAAAGTGTTTTGGTCTTGGGTAGCCCATACCAGGTGCAAACAAATCTAGGACGATTGCCACGAGCCGCCGTTTCACATCGGTGTACATTGATATTCAGGTCGGCCAAGGCCTGTTTGACTTCCAGCGGTGCCGAGACAAAAAATTCTTGATCCTGCTGATCTAAAAGACCATGATAGCGTTCAAAAATACTATGCAGATAATTCAATGTATCCTGATCATCAACTGTGTCAATTTGTCGCTCAATGATAGGACTGTACTGGTTGATGGCTTTGATTGTGTCTTGTATCATTGCCAGGGCCCGAGCTTGTTCTTGTTCCGTTGTGTTGAACCCATAAAAACGATCTGGATGATCCAACGGATAGTGATCTCGCTGGTTCATGCGTTCTAGCCACAGTTGAGCCAGATCCGTATCCAAAATTTGGAATTCCAATGTCAGCTCGTGGGCCAACTCAACGCATAAGATCATATGTTATTGTAGCATATTTAAACTGCCAAGTCAAAAAAACAGGCCCCTAAAGGCCTGTTGCAAAATGGGTAGCGTTTCGTCTACCCAGGAGCTACTGTTACTTAACCGGGTTAACTACCCGATTAATTATTTTTCATACAAGTAGTGGCCGCCAAGGCTTTCCAATTGGTCTCGCTAACCTTGGTCAGATCCGCAATCTTCAGCGCCATACGCAAGCTCATTTCGCGCAACTTGGATTGATTCTGTTCCATGAACTCGATAACTTCATCACCTTGTTCTTGGGTAAAGTCGTAGTCAGCAAACAGTTCACCTTTCTTGTAGATCTGTTTGATACGCAAGAAACGATCACGCATGGTATTAAGAGTCAAGTCCAAGAAGTGACAACGACTCTGTAGGGCTTCCAAATGGTCCTGCAACTTCTTGCTCTTAAGGTTCTGGAACTGCAAGTTGGTAATAAAGATACAGGCACCTTTGAAGTCAAACATGTCAGGAACGCCTTCACGACGCAACATGGCTGAGTCCGAATTCCAGTAGATTCTACGCTTCTTGCCCGAATCCAAGGCCGCTTTGAGAATGTTCAAGCTAAGGTCATCTTGGAATACCGAGTCACAGTCATCAAACACCAGCACATTGTTACGGTCTGAATGTTTGTACAGTGTGCAGTACAAACCAATCGGAGTCATGGCACCTTTGATCACTTCATACTTGATCTTGCGACCGCTCAACTTGTCAAACAGGCCTGAATGCTCCAACTGCTTTTCTACACCATAGCTCTTGCCTACACCAGGAGGGCCAACCACAATCATTGCACGGACATCGCCTGCGATTGTGGCCTTGGTCATTTGATCCAGAATGTCAAAGCGTTCGCCAATACGAGCCATGACTTCCTCGTCAGTTTCCACTGGTACAGGATTATGAACATGAACCTTGGGGTGAATCACTTCGGTTGGCTCGCCAGACACAAATTCTACATCTTCAATTGAGTCTACATTTACACGAACTACTTCGGGCATGTCTGGGCCAAAATAGCCCGCAGATTTCACAGTCACATAGCCTCCTTTGGCTCCGGTTTGAAAGCCCTTGACCAATTCAAAGACCATTCCTGCTACAGGTTGATTACGATAGGTACCGCTTTTGATTAAAATTGTTGACATCTTTTAGCTCCTTAACTATATTGTTAATAATACTATTATAAGGTATCTGTTATTTTTGGTCAACCGAGAATTTTTTGCCCATTTCTCGTATTTTATCGTCGTATTGTATCTGAGCCAGGAACAATCCGTAGACTGTGTATAGTGCTACACCGCCCAACAAGATCATGAAACCTGTAAAAATTTGCTGGCTTGTTAAGTTAGCAAGCACTAACTGAAGTATGCTACTACCGCCTACAATAAGCGCCACAAATACCGCTGTCCTTACTGCCGCTTTTACCTTTTGATTCTTTATTACCATATATTTTGCCTTTCTTTGCAAATTGTTGTCTAATTACTACACTATGTAACAATTATAGCAAATGGCTCTTTTTTGGTCAACCGGTGGTATTTAGAAATTTCCCTGCCAGGTTAGGTTGCGATCCAGCCAGGGCAGTATTAAATCTGGCTGTTGCAATTCGCCGTGTGCTTGAATACTGGCATCAGCAGATTCTGGTAGTAGGCCCATTTCGCTTAGATCGTACCAGGTGACGCTTCTTGGATCCATGGGTTTATGTTCAGATTTATAAACTATGGCATGAATCCAAGGATCTGTTGGTGCTTTTTTAAAAAAACCAGCACGGCAATCCCATCCGGATACGGCCAACATGTGCATGAGATTTACCAGGCTGTAATGATAGTAACATCCACTGGCCTGTGTGTACATCAATTTCTTATGATGTATTCGTTGTGTTTCTGGCACAATCAAAACCAACATGGCGCCAGGGCTGGCAATGTCGTACCACTTGGACAAGGTTCCTATAGGATCTATAGCATATTGAAAAGCGTCGTGACACCATAAGACATCGAATCCTTTGCCAGGAGGAACGCTTATTTCAGTTTCAAAATCTTTGCACTGGTAGGAAACATTTCCTACTCGACGCGGTGCAAATTCTTGATCAATTTGATCAACGCCGGTGCATTGAATATTGAGCGGCCTGGGATTGTCTTCTCTGGTGGCTCGAGTGGCCCACCATTCAATATCCAGTCCAGAACCACACCCAAGATCTATCAAGGTACCGATGCTTTCCATGAATTCATCGTACTCTTGCAACATGTTGAGAGTTTCTAAACTGTGTTGATGTGATGCTTCGGCATTGGCAAACATTATACTTGTATGTCTTCCATGCCAGCGGCTCTGAGCCTTACAATATGTCCCAACATGAAGTTCTTGCTTTCCATTCCTTTTAGTATGCCCAAGTAACGATTACGCATCAAGGCCACTTCGTTGACTAGAGTTTCAAACTCAATCACTTCGTCTTCGCCATCCACATACTTTTCAGCATCTCTGCTGGTCAGCGCACGGGCATATCCTTCCAGGTACTTTTGAAAGTGTTTGCGACGAATTTTTCTCAACTGTATGTTGAGAAAGTTCAAAACCGCTTCGATCTCTTGCAGTTGATTAAATCGGTGTTCAGTGATGCCGGGTAAGGCCGTGATATTTTTTTCTATCAGGCCGCCTATGCGCACATCGCGTTTGGCATCTTCCAGTTCATTCTCGTAATGCGAAATAAAGTCTGGAATTGCACCAAGATCAGCAGTGACACGACTATACCACATTAGTAATCGTCATCCTCGTCCCAATCTTCGAGAGCTTCTTCATCGTCCTCGTCATCTTCGTCGTCGGCGTGATCTTTGAGATAACTGGTAAGTGCTCGTTTGATTTCATTGTCAGTTTTAAATGCAGATTTGATATCGTCGGCATCAATGTCGTTATCGATCAAAACTGACACCAATGTTTCTGCAGCATCAGATTTGTCTACCACATTGATGTACCGCTTGAGCTCGTCCCAAATTTCTTTGCTTAATTCAACACTCATAGTTTTTCAAACTCCTTATTAATTTGTGGAAATATACCGGTCCAATCTACGGATCGTCTACGACTAATTTCGTCAAGATAGGTTTTTAATTTTTTCATCTCAACTGCATTGCCTTCTGGATACTTATCAAGTATCGGCAATAAATTAGAAAATCGATCTTTGGACCATTGCTTGTACCAAGTATCAGTTGAAATCAACTCCAATGCTTCTGTAAACGACTGTTTAATTAAGTAGGTTGGCAAGACTTCTGGTGCTAAAAAACTTGGATCAAACACTCGAGTTCCCTGTAAGCCCACTTCTCTAACCGTGTTCCACTCATTCCACATCTTGATTAATTCTGACAAGGTTGGAATAGTCAAACAGGTAATAGCAACATTGATATCTAGTTTTATTTCTTTAATCGTCAACAGTTTATTAAAATTTCGTAACCACAGTTGTCTATCAAGCCCAAAGCGTTGAAAATCAACTTCGGGTCCCCATCCGTCAATGCTGGCAATAATTTTGACTCCGCCAACATTGTTATTATGTATTAATTTGATCAACTTGTCAAGATAGTTGTCGAATTTTGTTTCGTCAATTTGAAGATTGGTTATAAACTGTAGTTCCAGAGTCAGTTGATCTTGCGATAAAACTTCCAGCAGTTGATCTGTTTCTTTTAATAAAAATGGTTCGCCACCCAAGATATGTAATCGAGTCAACTGGCGTTTATGTTGTTCAAACCACTCAAAAAATTTATTCAGTGTTTTGAGATAACTGGATCGATCTTGCTCAAATTTATAACTCAATCTTGGATCAAACTCCACAGGACCGTAACGATCAATTTCTTGAACCCAGGTAGAACTCAACTTAGGACCGCAGTATAGACATTTTAAATTGCAGGTGTTGTTGAAAAATACCTCCACAATTTTTGGTTCTGTGACTGTGTTTAAATTGTCAGGAATTGACTCTGAGATTTTATTTTGGCTTATACGATCACTAATTCCGCCAGCCAATTCAGTTTTGCTACAGTAGGCACATCCATCGGGCCAGGTACCGTCGAGCATCTGTTGACGGTCAAGTACTTTGATCGGAACATTATGGAAATCAAATGTTTCTGTATCAAAATCAACTATTGGATTATGAAAACAACTTTTGGTCCGGCCTGTATTTAAAAAAATTGTTGACCAAGTCCACTTCCATTTGCAGGCGGTTGGACTTGGTGGTTGCCATACCTCTTTCATTCCTCGTCGGAATCCTCAACTGCATTGTTTTCTGAGGACTCGCTGGATTGTTTTCCAAAGTCAGCCATGACTTTGTCTAAACAGCCATCTTCATTTGATTCCCAAGCCTTGCGGAACTGTTTGATGATTTCGCCATCACTTGTAACAAACATCAAGCGATTGCCATCCTTCTTGAGTAGGCCTTTTTTCTCAGCCAAGTCAGTTAGACCCGAGTAAGGATTCATACCTGTTTCGTATGGAATCTTGACCTGCATGCCTTCAAACGGCTTGGCATAACGAGTTTTCATTACTTTACAGCCGGCACGAATACCCATGACTTCTGAGATCTTGTTGCCATCTTCATCTTCTTTCAGCTTCATCTTCTTCATGGCTACCACAATAGAGCTAGCATAGATAAAGCCCTGGCCACCTGAAATCTTGTCATCTGGATCAAACATGTCTTGGCTGGCATAGGTATGGTTGGTTGCTACTAGACCCACATTGAAACTGCCAAACATGTTGACTGAGTTACGCACCAATGCAGTAAGTGCCTTGGGTTTACGACCCATGTCACCTTTCATGTCACCTGCTTCGAACTGATTCACATCAGTTGGAGTAAGCAACATGCCCAAGGAGTCAATCACAAACAAAACCTTGGGACGCTCGCCATCGGGCAAGGCCTTGTAGTCAATCATGAATGTGCTGATTGTTTTGGCCACATCATCGATCATGGCCATGTTGAGTTTGAGCAATTTAGATTCATCTGTGCTTACACCCAAGTCATGCAACCACTTTTCATCCAGCGCATTTTCTGTATCAATCAAGATGACAAAAATGCCTTGTTCCTGTGCATTCTTTACAATGTTACCCGAACAGATATAACTCTTGCCTGCTCCTGATTCACCGGCAAATACCGTGACCTTGCCCAGAGGAATGCCCTTGTTGAAGTCGCCGGAGATAAGATAGTTTAGGGCAAAATTGCCTGTTGAGATCCAATCGGTAGGATCGTTAAATCCGATACTTAACCCGTCGATGCTCTTGGTAATGTCCTTGCGGAACTTGCTGATGTCAAATGGTTTACCCATGATTAATTTCCTTCTTTAAGTTTGTATAATTCTGTAAAAATCTTACTGCTGTCTACTCCACGCCGTTGATCCAACACGGCCAATTGTTCAAAGGATCTGGTAAGATCTTGTTCAATCGGTTCTTGTATGTAATGCCGCATATTTCGATAGCTGTCTTCCAATAAGTATCCAGGCTGTTCAGCTATGCGAGATTCCAATTTAATCTTTAACAAGTTTAACACATGATTTGGTAAATGTCTAACATTTAGGTAGTCTGGAGTCAACAACGCACCAATTACAAAACTGTTGTTGTGAAATCCTTGTCCTTTTAGGTAGTCCACACAGTCAAACACTGTATCATAATTTAGCAAGAACCACAACATGTTGAAACTTATTTTGTGTCCCAACCGGGCGATTGTTTTTAAATTTTCCAAAAAGTCAGCCCAGCGTCCGCCGAACCGTATGTACTCAAATTCGCGGTCTTGAGTTTCTACACTCACAGTCCAGTGTACATTTTTGAATTGGCATACCGCATCAAACACCCCGGTATCGACCTTGCTAAGGTTGGTGTTTATTCGTAAATTCACATCTGGATTCAGTTGTTTCAGCAGTTCTAAATTTTGTTTCATCAACAAGGGTTCGCCACCGGCTAGGTATACATGCCTGAG